AATGTACGGGGTCTTATCTACCTCGACAGTTAAGGCGGTTGGTTAGACCATTCATACCGAACTCACAATACTATCTATACTATTTGTTCTGAGAAACAAATTCGTACAGTTCGTTTGCCTTTTCCTTGATTTGTTCAGGCGTAGGCATCTGAGGCATTGCTGAACGCAATGTTTCAAGAGTAAGTCCGTTCTTACTCATTAACTCCCAAAGAAACGCTTGTTCTGTATCGAACTGACGTTCTAATATTCCTTGAGCCATCTTTAGTACTTCTAATCTTACTTCGTATGGATTCATATGAATCTCCTTGTGTTGTGTGTGTTTAAGTTTGCGTTTATGGTCGCTTATTATAACCCTAGCGATACGGGTACCTCTTCCTACTAATATTATCTATACTTATCAACATTTATAGTGATTTCTATCCTTTGGCGCAGAAGATTTTCTGATCAACCTTCTCATTGAACCACAAGTCTGCACAGGGATAACCATTATAATCTTCACCCATCTCAACAGTCATTGTCTTACGCCCTTGTGTCTTAAGCATTGCAGATCGTGCTTCGTCGATTGCGGCATCTTTAACATAGTTATATATCAGACGAATATCACAGTCTTCTCGAAACTCATTTAGACTTTCAACAGAAACATCGTTATCAGAACCTGAAATGTGAAACACCTGTATCATTACAAATCTCCAAACCATTCAATGAATTCATGAGTCGCAAACTCTCGACCACAGAACTCACATATTACACTAAAAGCATCCATGCTGTCAAGCAATAATTTCGCTTCTTCTCGAAAAGTTTCCCAGAATTTTGGATCATGTTCTTTGATGCTCTTGCTGTTGTGCCACAAGTCGAAGATCTTGATCAGTCGTGCTAACTTAGGTGCTTGTTGCAATCGATCACGGTCGATCTTCTTTCGCTTTGCTCGATTACCTACAAACGCTGGTGGCTTAGTCAAGTACCAAACGTAACAAGCAACCTCATCACCGAACTCTTTCTGAATCTCTTCGATAGTCACATCACAATCTTCAACAGTATCATGAAGAACAGCGGCGGTTAGAGTCGCTTCGTCTTGAACAAAGACCTCGATCAGTTCAGCAACTGCCAAAGGATGTTCAATGTAAGGTTCGTTAGTGTACTTTCGTACTTGACCTTCATGGGCTTTCATCGCAAATTGTTTGGCTTTTTCTAACATCATCACCTCTCATTTCTGTGATAATTATAACTCAACTAAAAATGAAAGTCAAGCGATTTTAGAAAAGTTTTTCGATTTAACGAACTCAATTTTGTCTTCGAACTTACCGTCAAGCAGTTCACCTTTGTGTGATATGATGAACGAATTGGTGTCGTCGTCTAGTGTATCTAATATAGATGTTAGATTATCCACACCTTCCGCATCGAGAGACGAGTCAAAAGTCTCATCAAGAATCAGTAGATTTGTTGCTACTGAGTTCTTCATCTTAGCGACCTGTCTCCAAGTGAATAGGAGCGCCAAGTCGATGCGTTGTTTCTCGCCTTCCGAAAACGAATCGTAAGAGAATGCGTCACGGTGTCGTGACTTAATCGTTTCCTTGAATGTGTCGTCTAGGTGGAAAGACACAAAGAAGTCGAGCACTTGGAGATACTTGTTGACAAGGTTGTTGATCACAGGAAGGTACTGCTTGATGATCTTGGTCTTGATACCCGTATCTTTTAACAGTTCGGTGATAACGGCGTGATATGCGCCAGCATCAACGATCTGCATTCTTTCATCGGTCAGTGCCGTTTTAGTCATGTTGTATTGATCGAGTTGTGCTATTGACTCATCAACGTTACCAGTCTCTTCTTCTACACGTTGGATCTCTTCATGTAGTTTTGAGATGCGTGACTGTATCTGATTAATCTCGACGTTGATCTCATACTCTGCACGGATCTGCTCTTGGATCTTTTCGAGTTGTTCGTTTACACTAGCCAGTTGTTCGTTGAACTCTTCGATCTTTTTGCCTGCTTCTTTTCGCCCTTGTTCGAACTGATCAAACTTTGATCGGGCTGATTGTGTTTTCTCCGATTTAAGTTCTTCTCCAATACCTTGATCACAGGTGGGACACGTGTCGTTACTCTCATAAAAGTTTATCTCTTTCTGTAACTCTTTCTGTTTGATCTTGAACTGATGGTCGTACTTTTCTATTTCTCGAAGTTTTCGAGTGAGTGATTCGATCTCCAGTTTATAACTGTCAGATTCGTTCTCTTCGATCCCACTCTTCTTTTTCTCCAAAGCATCGATCTGCGCACTGCAGTCTCGAATTTCTGCCAGTCGGTCAGAACGCTGTGCCTTTGCGAGATTCTGTAACTTCTGAACATATTTTTGTTGAGTGCTGATCTTTTCATTAATTAACTCCAGTTCGCTACGATTCGCACGGTCACGTTCTTTGAGTATCGATACACGTTCTTTCAGAATACCATTCATCTTCGAGAAGACGTTGATGTCAAGTAAGTCCTCGATTACTTCACGACGATGTTGTGCGGGGAGTTGCATGAAAGGAATAAAACTACTACTACCCAGAACAACGATCTGGTGAAACGACTTATGATTTAATTTCAGAATGTTCTGTTCAAGGAGTTTCTGATACTCTTTGTTGTGACTGTCCTGATTGACCAGAACATTGTCTTTCCATATCTCAAACTTGTTGGGTTTTACACCACGGAATATCTTGTACTGCGAAGGACCAATGTCGAACTCAACTTGAACTTCCATAGCTTTGCCGTTGATCGAGTTGACCAACTGCGCCTTGGTAATGTTTCGGTGTGCTTTACCAAAAAGGGCAAATGACAGCGCATCAAGCATTGTCGATTTGCCAGCACCGTTTTGACCTACGATCAGTGTGGACCTAGAACGGTTGAGAGAGATTTCGGTAAATGTATCGCCCGTAGACAAGAAGTTACGGTAACGCAATGTTTTAAATTTAATCACACGAGTTCCATTGTTTGCGCTTCAATCATTAATTCATGTACCATCGATTTGATCTTGCCTTTGTCAAGCGAAGTATCCACAGCATCGATATAAGTATACAACAAATCCTCTGTGCTGTCAACCGATATTTTCTCATCATCGACAGAACCACCAGTGAACTCTTCGAAGTTCTCGGCGATCTTCAGTTCATGTATGCGTTTTGATTGTAGGCGTGTGACATAGTGATCAAATAGTTTAGGATCACTCTTGTTGACCACAATCAACTTAACAAACTTATCCGTTACGTCTGGTAGTTTACCCGTTCGATACTTGAACTCTGCTTTATCAATTGTATCATCATAGTATACTTTCTCAAATAGAGTGACGGTATTCTGTACAGGTGTCACTTCACGAGTGGCTGTATCTAGAACGTGAAAATACTTAGGGTCATGTGCATCTGACCAGAAGAATTCCATCTGAGAACCGAGATAGTGAATGTTACCACTCTGCGATTTAGTGTGAAAGTGACCTGACAATACAAGATCGAAACGACTGAATAAATCTGCTTTCATACCATGTGTACACGGAATGCCAGCCTGCATCTCAAACCCTTCTAGTTCAAGGTGTGCACCGACAATATTTGCTTTACACTTAGAGATAAACTTAATCGACTCTTCTTCATTCTCATCGTTGATCCAAGGTATCAGCGCAACTTCTACACCATCGTAATCAACAACCATCGGTTTTTCAATGATACGAACTTCTTCCATATAGTGACCGAGAAGTTCTTTCAATGAATTCAAATCATTAGTATTCTTGTAGAACACGTCATGGTTACCCGGTATGATATCCATGTGTATCTTATACTCTCGCAACTTCTCAAGGAAGATCTTGCGATTGTGCTCTAATGCTTTGAAGTTAATGAACTTACGATTGTCGTAATAGTCACCAAGATGTAGTATCTTTGTAATACCATTCTCACGTAGATAAGGAAAGAACACCTCTGAATAGAAGCGTTCTTGATAGTCCATCATAATTTCAGAACTGTTGCGAATACCGCAATGAGTATCGTTTAGTAGGGCGATTTTCATAATATACCTATATACTTGTTCGAAAATGTATGTAATTGTATATAATTACAGACGTTTTGCAACACTAATTTTCAAAGAAATCAGTTAGATCAGAGTCAACGCCTCGTGGTTTTCTTTTTCGTTTTTCCCTTGATGCATAGTCTTTTATCGCACGGTCATTATCTTTTACAATGTCGATTCTTTCCCTAAGTTCATCGACAAATGCTTGAGTGGTTCGCATTGCTTCATTGTTTTCCATTTCCTCTGAAACAAGTTCTGACAGTCCAGATTCAGACAGATATCTAAGTTTAATATCTTGTTGGCGTTTCTCTTTCTCGATTCGTCTTAGAAACGCATACCACGATATCTGCGTAAAGTATGCAAACGCATTAGGTTTACCTGTACGTGTTGCTTTGTCTATGTCATAGTTCTCAATGGCTTTGAGACAGTTCTCCACTGCGTCCATCACCATTTCTTCACGATAAGTGTAGCGAACAAAGTTTGCTTTGTGTGACAGACCTTCTGATATTTTTAGAAAACACTCGGCGATATAGTTAGTAACTATCGGTGCCGGTTCACCTTGCGCTTGTTTTTCTCGGGATGATTTAACATAGTCGACGACTGCCTGTGAAAAGTCGGCATTATTTACGTAATGTGGTTTTTCTTTTTTCATACGAATATCTCACTGATAATAATAAATTATTATAAAAAAAAATTAATTT